CATTACAGGCTTATCAATGTTTTGATGGGTCTATTGTTTGGTATGAGAGTCCAAAATGGGATGTGGTCAGATCTTTGACCCTCCCATGTGGTCAGTGTGTTGGTTGTCGCCTTGAAAGATCACGTCAGTGGGCTGTTCGTTGTATGCATGAAGCTAGTTTGTACAAACACAACTGCTTCATTACACTTACTTATGATGATGATCATTTACCTGAGAATGGTTCTTTGCGTTATGATGATTTTCAGAAGTTCATGAAACGTTTGCGAAAACGTTATTCAGGAGTAGAACCTAGTGCTTCTCCTGAGTCTGTCGATAAATTTCCAATTCGTTTTTACATGTGTGGTGAATATGGAGAGAATTTTGGCCGTCCTCATTTTCATGCCTGTCTTTTTAATTTTGATTTCAGGGATAAGACGTACTGGTCGAAGTCTCCTGGCGGGTCTAAGATTTACAGGTCAGACATTCTTGAGGAGTTATGGCCTTTTGGTTTTAGTTCTATTGGCGAAGTTAACTTTCAGTCTGCTGCTTATGTGGCTCGTTATATTATGAAAAAGGTTACTGGTAAGTCTGCTTCCAAATACTATGAGTCAATTACTGATGACGGTGAAATTGTTGATAGGGTTCCTGAATTTAATAAGATGAGTCTTAAGCCTGGTATTGGTGCTAATTGGTTTAAGAAGTTTCATCAAGATGTTTATCCTCATGACCATGTGATTGTTAATGGTCGTAAGGCTAAGCCCCCTCGTTTTTATGATGGACAACTTGAAAAAATGTTTCCAGACTTATATGACGAGGTTAAGTACGCAAGGTTTGTTGAGGCTATGCGTACGATCGAAGACAATTCTCCTGAGCGATTGGCCGTAAAAGAGCAAGTTGCGCATGCGAAATTGTCACAACTTAAACGTACTTTGAAGTGAGGTTTTTATGAAACAAGTTGTTGTATCTGTTAAGGACAGAGCTGCGGACGCTTTTGGCCGTCCTGCTTTTGTTCCTTCAACTGGTGTTGCTATTCGTTCTTTTAGTGATGAGATCAATAGAGATCATCCCGATAATCAAATGTTTTCTCATCCTGATGATTTTGACCTTTATGAGCTTGCCATGTATGATGACAGTACAGGCATTGTTGAGATGCTTGATACCCCTAAGCTGCTTATGCTTGGCAAGATGGCGAAGGTTTCTTCTTGATCCTCGGGGCTTAGGCCCCTTTTTTTTTGGAGTTTGTTATGCATCGTAACAAGAGTGTTGATGTACATCGCTTTTCGATGATTCCGAAAGCTGATATTCCTCGTAGTTCTTTCAAACGTGAGTTCACTCACAAGACTACATTTGATGCTGGTTATCTTGTTCCAATTTATTGTGATGAGGTTCTACCGGGTGATACTTTTAATTTGAGTATGACCGCTTTTGTGCGCATGGCTACTCCCATCACTCCAATTATGGATAACCTCCATTTGGACACTTTTTTCTTTTTTGTTCCTAATCGTTTGATTTGGAACAATTGGCAAAAGTTTATGGGTCAACAGGATAATCCTGGTGATTCAACTTCTTATGTTGTACCTCAGCAAGTTTCTCCAGCTGGTGGTTATGCGGTTGGTTCTTTGCAGGACTATATGGGTTTGCCTACCGTTGGTCAGGTTAACAATACTTCTACTGTTTCTCATTGTGCTTTTTGGCCTAGGGCTTACAACTTGATTTGGAACGAGTGGTTCCGTGATCAGAATTTGCAGAATTCTGTTACTGTGGATAAGGGTGATGGTCCTGATCTTTACTCTAATTACACATTACTTCGTCGTGGTAAGCGTCATGACTATTTCACTTCTTCTTTGCCTTGGCCTCAAAAGGGAGCATCTGTAACTTTGCCTCTTGGTACTTCAGCTCCTGTTAAGGGTATTGGTTTTACTGGTTCCATTTCTGCTGGTTCTATTTCTGGTGTTCGTGAGTCTGGTGGTGGTACTGCTACTTATAACCAGTACTCATCTTCTATGGTTATGAATGCTACTGCTACTGGTAGTTCTGGAGCGCCTACCATTTACGCTGATTTGTCTCAAGCTACTGCCGCAACTATTAATCAGTTGCGACAGTCTTTTCAGATTCAGAAATTATTGGAGAGGGATGCTCGTGGTGGTACTCGTTATACTGAAATTATTCGCGCTCATTTTGGTGTTATTTCCCCTGACGCTCGTTTGCAGCGCCCTGAATATTTGGGCGGTGGTCATGCACCGATTGTTGTTAGTCCCATCGCTCAGACCTCTGGTACGTCGGCTAGTGGTACTACAACACCGCTCGGTAATTTGGCGGCTATGGGTACATCTTTGGCAAATCGCCATGGTTTCACTCAGTCGTTTACGGAGCATGGTGTAATTCTTGGTCTTGCTTCTATTCGTGCTGATTTAACTTATCAGCAAGGTCTACCACGTATGTGGTCTAGGTCTACTCGATATGATTTCTACTTTCCGGCGTTTGCCACGTTGGGCGAACAGGCGGTTCTTAATAAAGAAATTTATGTAACTGGTACTTCAACTGATAATGATGTTTTTGGTTATCAGGAGCGTTGGGCTGAATATCGTTACAAACCGTCTCAGATTTCTGGTTTGTTCAAGAGTACATCTTCTGGCACTATTGATTTTTGGCATCTTGCTCAGAAGTTCACTTCTTTGCCAACTCTTAATACAACATTCATTCAGGATACTCCTCCTGTTTCTCGTGTTGTTGCTGCAGGATCGGTAGCTAATGGTCAGCAGTTTTTGGTTGATACGTTTTTTACCAATCGTGTCGCTCGTCCGATGCCGTTGTATTCTGTGCCTGGTTTGATTGACCATTTCTAAAATAGACGGCTACATATCCCTTCGGGGATATGTAGTCGAATTTGGAGTTTTTTATGGCTGATACTTATGAAAGATATGTAGCTCCCGTTATTGCGGATGCGGCTTCAGGTGGTATCCCTTGGGGTGCTATTGCAGGAATCGGTTCTGGTCTACTTGGTTTTTTAGGTGGGCAAGAGCGTAACTCTGCCCAGGCTGATTTGTCTAATCAGCAGATGGCTTTTCAAGAGCGTATGTCTTCTACTGCTTACCAGCGTGCTGTTGCTGATGCTAAAGCTGCAGGGCTTAATCCTGCTTTGCTTTACAGTCAAGGTGGAGCTTCTACTCCAGCTGGTGCTATGGCTAATATTGAGAATCCAGTTCCTGCTGCTACACAAGCAGCTATGGCTTCTGCGCAAATGGCTAATGTTCAAGCTGATACTGAAAACAAGCATGCTCAAGCTGATTTGATTAAGGCTCAAACTGCTCAGACACAATCTAGTGCGGTTCAAGCTGAGGCTTCTGCCGAGCTTTCACGCACTCAATCTTCTGATCTTCTTCAGAAAATTGAATCTAAGTTTTGGATTAACGAAGCCGCTAAGACTAAGGCTGAAACTGTTAATTTAGCTAGCCTTAAAGAGCAAATTGAGCAACAAGCCAATTTGTTTATGTTTCAGTCTATGAATACTGAAGAACAACTTAAGGTTACTAAAAAGACTGCGGAGTTACTTACTCAGCAGATCGGTCGTGAGCGTGCTCTAAAGTTAATTGAGGAGCTTCGTGCTGAGGGTCTTATGGCAGTTGAAAGTAAAGTTATCAACCCTTTTGAGGGTGATAAGTATGTCCAATGGGCTGATACTGTTATTGATCAGCTAAATCCTTTGAAGAAAATTTTTGGTAAAGGTAAAAAATGAAACCTATTTTTTTTCGTACTCCTTACAATTTTGATACTATGAAGTCTTCTGATGATTCAGGTCTTAAGTGTGAAGATCCGACTCTTACTCAGCAATCTTTTAGAGAAGATTCTGATATAAACGTTATTCTTGAACGTTTTAATATTACTGGTGAATTACCTAGTGGCTCATCTGGTGAGCCTCGTTATGGTGATTTCCTCGAAACTCCTGTTGACTATAAGTCTGCGCTTGATGTTGTTATGGGCGCTCAAAGTGCGTTTAATGCTCTCCCAGCGCGTTTAAGGTCAAGGTTTGATAACGAACCATCAAAGTTCGTTGATTTCGTTTCAGATGATCGAAATAGGGCCGAAGCTATTGAGCTTGGCCTTTTGGATGTATCATCTGTACATCCTTCTGATTCCGCACCCGCAGGGGGGGCCCCAGATCCGCAAGGATCTGGGGATGCACAGTTACCTACTTGATGTAACTGTGCTAGGTGACACCAACTAAGGAGTGAGTCCAATGAAACCCCTTTCTCGAAAACCTGTTTCTAAGCACAAGTCGGCTCGTAAGTTTCGATCTAATGTAAGTCGTACTAAGGCAGCTAATATGTCTGTCAATCCTATGCGTGGTGGTTGGCGCATGTAATGCCTTGCTACAAGCCATTACAGGCTTATCAATGTTTTGATGGGTCTATTGTTTGGTATGAGAGTCCAAA